AGAATGCCGACAACACGTTTTTAGATATTGATTTTTACCGTTACTATTCATAGTCTTAGCGGCATAAATCTGCGCAGGCCTCTCACAGCCTTTCGATTTACAAATAGGAGGAATTTCGAGGCCTGCTATCATATTATTTTGCTAATGGATTATCCATTGCCTTTTGAATCTTAGAATCAATCTCTTTACGCAATACACGAATGTCTTGATCGATTTCACGGGACAGTTGTTTGTTATCACGTTCAACTTGTTCCACAATTTTTTCTAATTTGCGAATATCATTCTTAATATCATTTTTAATATCACGGGTATAATCGTTAGTTTTGGCAGATGTTTCTTCTACCACAATTAAACGCTTGTCGAACTCAGACAAATCTGGTGCAACATACTTTTCAATTTTAGTTTTCATATCTTGGTATGATTTGTATACTTCAAAAGCACCATATAAAGCACCAAGTGTGGATGATACAATGGTAAATGCTACCATTAGTTTTGCTGGAGTAAATTCGTAACCACCAATACTGATAACAGTATCTTTACTGGCATACTTTTTTACTGCCGCTTCGGCTTCGTCAATTTTTTTATTGACATCTTTTATTTCTGTTGACATTTTATTTTCCTAATTCGTATTGTGATTGAACCATTTGATTATGTAATTGATCGGTCGCACCAAACAATCTACGACCAGCTCTTGCATTATCTACATTTTTTTGTCCACCATAAATGGTAAACGGTTTATAAAATGATGCATCTTTCATAACCACATTATTATAAGCATCAAAAGCGGGACTAAATCCCATTGCTGCGATTACCAAACCTTGAGTTGCAACTTGACCATCCATTGATTTTGCTTCACCACTTTCTTTGACCGCTTCCATACCTTTTGCAACGGCTTGACGTTTTGCGGCTTCAACTCTTGCCTGTTGTAATGTTTGTCTTGGACTCTGTGCCGATGATGAACTACTAGAACTAGAACTTGTGGAAGCTGAAGATGTTGAAGTTGATGAACTGGACTTTGAAGATTCCGATGAAGAACTAGAACTAGATTGTGTTGCAGATGCTTCTACCAATGTAGTGGTTGTTTGTTGTGATGAACTTGTATTTGTTAATTGAACGGCTGCAGCTGGCGCTGTTGGTGATGTAGATGTTGATGTTGATGTGACTACACGATTGACCACAGGATCGGCAACAACAGCTGGTGTTGTGCTAACAGTACCAGATGAAGAAACGGCAACCACTTCAGTCGTTGTAGTATTGTTTGTAGTTGTTGTGTTAGATGTAGGTGCTACATAACCAGAACAAGTAGGACTAGATTGTGGATTTGCTTGACACGCTTGTTGAGCTAAGTAAGCACGATATGCGGTCTCGTAACCAGGACATTCTGTACTGTATAATGAACTTAATGAGCATTGTTGATTAAAGTAAGCTTGTTGATAACCAGGACATCCAGAGTTATAAAGTGGATTTGCTGTGCATTGTTGACTGAAGTAAGCTTGTTGATAACCAGGACAATTTACATTATATAAAGGATCTGCGGTACACTGCTGGGTGAAATAAGCTTGTTGATAACCAGGACAAGCAGAGTTATACAGAGAATTCAAACTGCATTGTTGATTAAAATAGGCTTGTTGGTAACCAGGACAAGAAGGATCATACAATGCACTAATGGTACATTGTTGTGTTAAATAGGCAGCTGCATAACCTGGACAAGATGGTGAATATAATGGATTGATTGTACATTGGTCAACACCTTGACCTGTACCACTCAAAGCCTGCCAACTAAAAATATTAGAAGAACCTGGTGTAATATTCAATCCTTGGCCGTGATAATGTTGATAGTATTCACCATTTGCTAAATTACCAGCGAATCCTGAAGTGACGGTATTCCAAGAAACCAATGCACCAGCAATTCGTGTATCAATTAAACCTGTCGAATCGATTTTAATTTCAAAACTATTACCACCTTGTGAAGAACAACATTGACTTAAATTATACCAACCATAAGTCATCGTGTTACCTTCACGCAGATAATATTGATTCTGTCCATTCCAAGAATACAAATCTGTATGTAATCCGTAAATGGTATAATTATATCGTGGATCGGTTGTGTTTCTTAAATCAACACCAGAACAACATCCACCCCATAGTCCTGATGTTTGTGGATTTTGAAATGTTACAAAACCATTTGTTGCAGCCCATGATGTAGTGAAGTTTTGGCCAAACATAGGAAATGTGAAACCCAATGGTACTTCATTATACCAGTCATCGTGTGTTGTAATATTTACTGCGTTGGGATTATTGTTTATGTTTTGTAATGGTAAAGCATTAACACCTGTTCCTACAGTCACCGATAAACCTGGTGCACCTGGAATAGGAACAGTAACAATTTGAGAATACGAAAAAGAGGACACCACAAATAGCAGTGCCGCTAGTATCTTTTTCATTAGTCTTTACTTTTTACTTTTTGTGGTTGGCGGTCAGGATTTGATTCCCAAACTGCTTTAGCTTCATTACCAATTTTACCATCAACTGGACATGGAGTACCAGCATTCATCATAGCGGTAAATACACGTTCATCTTGGCAAAGTGTAGAAACAGCAGCCACTTTCATACCCATATCATAAAGAGTTTTGGAAAGCTTTAAGCGTTCACAATTCTTATCGATAAAAGTACCACCAATGGCAATACCAAGAATCTGTGTTTGAGCTGCACCAGAAACACCTACCGCACACAAATCGTTATTGAGTGATGTGATATTTGGTGCCACGGCTGTTGGTGGCGGTGATTTGATTGTTGTGGTACTATTAGAAGTAGAATCACTGGTACTTCTAGTTGTGGAATCTGTTACGATTGGCTGTGCAAATACATTGCCAACAAATAACATTGCTGTTACAATTGGATATATCTTACTTTTTAACATTTATTTTTGATAAAGGTTGTCCTCTACCATCCTCTGTTAGTTTTGTTATTGGGGATAATAAAGAATACCAAATGTCAGGTTGACATGGAGAGATAAAACAGATATAATTTCATTTCAACTACATACTTATTTATGCCATGGAGAAATAAATGAAGATTTTAACGTTAAAATTAGTAACAGGTGAAGAAGTTTTGGGTGAAGTGGAGTCTGAATCCGAAACGGAATTCGTAATGGTTAATCCAGTTGGTATCGCCATTGTTCGTGACCCCAAGACTGGTCAACCCAATGTAGGATTTGCACCATTTCCTATTCATGCCGAACAAAAAACTGGTTCTACGGTTGCCTTGAACAAGAAGAATGTAGTATACTCTTATGTTCCAGCTGAAGATTTCGTCAATAATTATAATCAAGTCTTTGGTTCTGGAATCGTTCTCCCACCAACCAAAACACTAATTACAGGTTAATGAGTTTCTATACAAATGTTCAGAGTATTGGCGGTAACATACTCTATCGGGGCCTTCAAAACGGCAAAAGAGTAAAGACGAAAGTAGAATATACTCCGTCTTTATTCATACCATCTAAAAAGATCACCAATCTAACCAATCTAGAAGGTGATTATCTTGACGAGAAAAAGTTTCAAAGTATCAAAGCTGCCAGAGATTACATCAAGCAATTTGAGGGTGTTTCTGGTGCAACAAAGATTTATGGCCAAACTCGTTTCGAATATGCCTTTATTGCCGACCAACACAAAGGTATGGTTGATTATGATTTCGACAAAATTGCCATCGCAATCATCGATATTGAGGTTGGTTCAGAGAATGGCTTTCCTGACCCATATCAAGCCAACGAACCGATCACAGCTATTGCTATTCGTAAACTGAATGGTGGCATCACCGTCTATGGGTGCGGTGAATATGAGGTACAAGGTGATGAAGTTTATATTCGTTGCAAAGATGAATATAATCTATGCAAAACATTTTTAAATCATTTCAAAGATAATTATCCAGACATACTTACTGGTTGGAATACAAAGTTCTTTGATGTACCATATCTTGTCAATCGAGTTAAAAAGATTCTTGGTGAAGATGAAGCCAAGAAACTGTCACCTTGGAACTTCATTACAGAACGAAATGCCTATGTGAATAATCGGCAGATGATTGATTACACTCTTGTTGGTATTTCATCACTTGATTATATTGAGTTATACAAATGGTATGCTCCTGGCGGCAAGTCACAAGAATCATATCGCCTTGATAATATTGCACAGGTCGAATTGGGTGAAGGTAAGATATC